CTCAAATCCAGTTGATACTTCAGGTCTTCCAGCATGGCCGGGCGGTAGCTCATACATCAAAGGATTTAGAGGTTCAAGAGTTATCTGGTCATTCTATGCTAAGACAAGAACAATGTTACACAATAACGTTAAAATGATGGTTACAGTAAACTGGAAAGAGATTATTCAGTAATGCCTTCGATTCATTTCAATTATGGAAGTTGGTGGCAATGGGAAGATTATCCTGGCCAAAAGGTTGTGTTTGATGGTCCCAACAAAATTATATATGTTAATGAGGGAGTTGAGACATTAGATGTAAAAACTGATTTATATTCTGCATGGAAAGAATGGAAGATTAACAGTCTGGAGGCGCCACATCCAACTGCATATTTAAACGCATTTACTGCGGTAGGTGGTGACCCAATTACAGACACTCAAGATTTGGGTACTACATACTTCTTGGAAAATGGGTGGAGAATACAGCCGTTTGCTAGTAAAAACTCTTACACATTAACTATCGAAGGTAATTTGTATACTAGAGAGCCTGGCGAGACGCCTTTCTTTTTTGCTGAAGGTGTTTCGGTATCGTTAGTTCGTTCTAACATTGTAGATTTGATCACTGTATCTGCTGTTGGTGTTTCTATAACAGAACAGGATATTGTCAATATTGCAAATGCTACAGCTGACAGTGTTTGGGACGAAGCGTTAGATGATCATCAGAATGTTGGTACCACTGGTAGGAAGTTGAAAGATAACATTAAGAAAAATCAGTACATTGCTTTGAGTTAAATGATTGATATTTATAAATAAAGGAGATACAATATGAGTGATTTTGATTTAAAGGATGCAATTACCGCAGCAAAAGATGCGGATGCAATGGCATTTAAAGATGTAATTCAATCTGCAATTGTGGATAAAGTATCTGCTGCGGTTGATTATAAAAAAATGGAATTGGCTGCAAATGTTTTAAATACTGGTTCAGACGAGTCTGGTGAAGTAGAACCGGACTTAGACATAGAAACCGAAACAGAAGTTGAACCTGATATGGAAGTATCGGTTGAACCAGAACAAACGGAGACCCCAGAGGAAGAATAGATGAAAACTTTTAAAGAGTTCATTAGTTTAGAAGAATCTTCTATTGAAGAACAAATTTGTTTAGCTACTGAAGACGTAAGTCATCAGGAAGCCCTCCTGTCTTTATACGAAAATCTCAATGACGAAAACAAAGTTAAGTTTGAAGAACGTCTTGAGTCAGATAAAGATAAGTTGATCGAATTTGCTCTTTCAAAGGTGGAATAACACCGGAATTCTATCATGTTATCTTTTAAAGAGTACGTAAAAAATAATCCTGTTGCGAAACATGCCAACAAGTATAATAAGGCACAGGTTCATAAAGATAAGAAGAAAGAAATGAAGAAGGGTTATGTAAAACATAAAGGTAAAGAACTATGAAACTTATCACAGAACTAAACGAACAGATTGAGTTAGTTACGGAAGAAAACAACGACGGTAAAAAAGAGATGTTCATTGAGGGCATCTTTATGCAGTCTGATATTCCTAACAGAAATGGTCGTTTGTATCCGTTTGAGGTATTGAACCGAGAAACTCAAAGATACAACGAAGAGTATGTTTCAAAAGGAAGGGCTTTTGGTGAGTTGGGTCACCCCGAAGGTCCGACGATCAATCTAGAAAGAGTAAGTCACTTGATTAAAGAGTTGCGTGCCGAAGGTACCAACTTTTACGGTAAGGCAAAATTACTTGACACACCTTACGGTAATATTGTAAAGAATTTGATTGGTGAAGGCGCACAATTTGGCGTTTCTACAAGAGGTATGGGTACTCTTGTGGATTCCAAAGAAGGTTATAAAATCGTTAAAGATGATTTTCACTTAGCTACTGCTGCGGATATTGTCGCAGATCCTTCTGCACCTGATGCTTTTGTTAGAGGCATTATGGAAAATAAAGAATGGGTATGTGTAGAAGGGTGTTGGATGGAAAGAGAAATCGATCATTCCAAGAAAGTCATTAAGAAGGCGTCCTCCAAAGAGCTGCAAGAGAAAAAGTTTCAAATTTTTGAAGCGTTCCTCAAGAGCTTGTAAGTCAAATCCAGTTATTTTATAAATAACTTAATACTTGATATAATCTTAAAAGGAGAATCGTATGACGGCAGAAATCCAGAATGAGTTAGAGGAAAACACTGTTGACGCTACGGTAGAACAAGAAGTAGAAACAACTGAAGAAGTTGTTGAAACTCAAGAAGAGTCTATTAGTGTTGATGAGTTGTTTGCCGGTGATGATTTGTCTGAAGAGTACAAATCAAAAGCTAAAGCAGTTTTTGAAGCTGTTGTTTCTGAGCGAGTCAAAGAAGCAACTGTTCAAATGCAAGAAGAGTTTGACACTAAACTTGAAGAACAAACTGAAGAGTTTACCGAAGGTTTAGTCTCTAAAGTTGATGAATATTTAGAGTATGTCGTATCTGAATGGATGGAAGAAAATAAACTCGCCATCGAAAGTGGTATTCGTACTGAAATGGTAGAAGACTTCATGGTAGGTCTTAAGAACCTTTTCACAGAACACTATGTAGATATTCCCGAAGACAAAGTTGACGTAGTTGAAAATCTCGCTACTGAAGTTGAGTCTCTAAAGGGTGAACTTGACAACGCCATCAGTGAAAACGCCAAGCTCAATGAGCATGTTGCATCACTGAAGAAAGAAAAGGTAGTTGAACAGGTTTCTGAAGGTTTGACAGAAGTTCAAGTAGAGAAGTTCAAGTCTTTGTCAGAAAACGTAGAGTTTGATACTGAAGAAGATCTTCAGGAAAAACTCGAAATGATCAAAGAAAAGTACTTCACAGAATCTGCTGAAGAATCTTCTGAGAAAGATAGCATGGTAGAGGATTCAACCGAAGAATTGGTTGAAAATACAAATTCTGTTGCCATGAATCATTACGTTCAAAATCTTTCACGCATCGTCAAAAAGTAATTTTTTATAAATAAAAAAGAGTTAGAATTTACTCAAAGGAGAAAACTATGTCAACAGATGTATTAGTAAAAAAATGGGAACCGATCCTTGAGCATGAAAATATGCCCAAGCTCGTTGATTCTCACAAGCGTGCAACTATTGCACAACTTCTTGAGAACCAAGAAATTGCAGTTCGTGAAGCACAATCTGGTGGTTACCACGAACAGACTTCATTGTTGAACGAAACACCAAATAACGCTATGGGTGTATCTGCCGATACCGCTGGTGGTAGCGCCGGTAATATCAACTTTGTTGATCCTGTGCTTATTTCATTGGTTCGTCGCGCTATGCCTAACCTAATCGCTTATGACATCGCTGGTGTACAGCCTATGTCTGGTCCTACAGGTTTGATCTTCGCAATGCGTTCACGTTATTCAGCACAGGACGGCGACGAAGCGTTCTATAATGAAGCCGATACTGGTTTCTCTGGTTCTTCAGTAAATGATGCCGGTGATACTCAAGGTGGAGAAGGCGGTTCGCAGGCTGGTACTGATCCTACAGCTGGTGGTTACACTACTGGTACTGGTATGACCACTGCAGAAGCAGAAGCTCTTGGTGTAAGCGGCACACAATTCAATGAAATGGCCTTTTCAATTGAGAAAGTAAGTGTTGTTGCTAAGTCACGTGCTCTGAAAGCGGAATACACGATGGAATTGGCGCAAGACTTGAAAGCTGTTCATGGTTTGGACGCCGAGCAAGAACTTGCTAACATTCTTTCTACAGAAATTCTTGCGGAAATCAACCGTGAAGTTATTCGTACAGTTCACAACACCGCTGTTGCTGGTGCTGCTGATACTGCTACTTCTGGTACATTCGACCTTGACGTTGACGCAAATGGTCGTTGGTCAGTTGAAAAGTTCAAGGGTTTGATGTTCCAATTGGAGCGTGAAGCTAACCAAATCGCTAAAGACACTCGTCGCGGCAAGGGTAACATCATGATCTGTTCTTCTGACGTTGCTTCTGCACTTCAGATGGCCGGTGTTCTTGATTACACTCCTGCACTGTCTAACAGTCTTCAGGTAGATGACACAGGTAACACTTTTGCTGGTGTTATGAATGGTCGTGTTAAAGTCTACATTGATCCTTACTTCCAAGGCACTGCTGGTAGTCAGTATGCTGTTATGGGTTATAAGGGTTCTTCTGCATATGACTCAGGTCTCTTTTATTGCCCTTACGTTCCTCTTCAGATGGTACGTGCGGTTGGTCAAAACTCTTTCCAACCTAAGATTGGTTTCAAGACTCGTTACGGTATGGTTTCAAACCCATTCGCTGACGGTGCTGCTGCAACCACTCAGGGTGCTTTGACTCAAAACACAAACCTGTACTATCGTCGTATGAAGGTTGTTAACCTCCTGTAATATTCATTACAACGAGAGTTATCCAAAAAAGGGGTCCAATCGGGCCCCTTTTTTTGTGCGTTATAAATACACATAACAAGAGGATACTTTTATGGCGACACCAGACAACCCAAGTTTTTTACCGAATAACAAATACGAGTTTGTTATCAGTCGGTTACCCAATTTTACATTCTTTGTTCAGAGTGTGAATGTTCCTAGCATCACCATGCAATCCTCTCAGGTGCAGTCGCCGTTCACGGCTGTTCCTATGGTTGGTAATCAACTAACCTACGAACAATTGCAGATTACATATATTCTCGATGAAGATATGCAGTCTTGGTTTGAACTGTACAACTGGATGACAAATCTAGGTAATCCAGAAACTTTAAATAAGTTGGGCACATTAACACAAGTTGAAGGAAAACTCAACAGCGTTAAGTCCGACGCATCGTTGTTAATCAAAACAAACTCCAATAATGATAACATAGAAGTTAGGTTCTATGATCTGTTCCCCGTTGAACTTACTGGGTTCAACCTAAGTTCTGCAGAAGGACAAGACTTTCCCGCAACTTCTGCAACGTTCGCATACACATATATGGAAGCAACTAAATTGACATAATGAGGTGACTGTGGTATAATACCGTGATTATAAAACTGTAATGGATATATTATGACACTTGATGAAATTATTGAAGAATGGAAGAACGACTCAATACTTGATCACACAAAACTTGGCGCAGAATCGTTAAACATTCCCGTCCTACATAGTAAGTACATGAAAATTTATTATGAGGAACGCCGACGACTGAAAGCCTTTGAATTCCAAAACAAAGACATGTACCTCGCCAAACACGAGTACTATACTGGTAAGATGTCGGAGGAGGAACTCAAGGAACGTGGGTGGGAACCATTTG